TATTTTCGAGCAGCAATTAGCGACGCGTGACATGGACAGGATACCACCAGGCACGTCTTGCCGTGCAACCAACCCCATTGAAAGAATGTGGGAGCGGGTTTCATTCAAGGACTTAATTTAGCGGTTAGGGACTGCTGAAAAGCAGCTTTGTAATAATCTTTAACAGAAGGACTAGCGCAATGACAGACGCAACGACAAACGAAGAGACAGTAACACAGGCAGAGGAGAGGGCCGTGGTTGAGTATCAGGGCCAGGTCCCGGCACTACCAGATGAGGTAGTAAATCAAATTATCGGGGACGGCAAAGACGCTGTCTTGTGGCTCAAGGTTACGGACGGCGGCTTTCGCTATGGCGACGATACCTTTATTGAAGAGATCGTCGGCGTGATCACCAAGAGCACACGGTACTACGTGAAATGGGAGGATAACAAGGCGGATAAGCTCTTTGACGTCACAGAGGATCAGGTGCCGGAAGATTACGAGATCAGGTGCGACATTCAGGTGCTAACACCAGATCTTACCACATACGGAATCAGTTTAGCACCCACCAGCTACATTTACGGCTTTTCTCAATACGTGCGTAATTTGAGAGAGCGCGGCATCGACGTGACTCAGATCGCCACAAAGCTATGGACCGAACAGCGGCGAAACCGCTTTGGCGTTTATAACGTAGTGCGGTTTGCAGCTGACGAAACCATCAAGCTCTTTGAGAGAGAGCCACAGGATCTTGAGAATGACCCAATCCCCTTCTAACACTGAGAAGATCGGTCTTTTTCTTGATGTATTCAGGGGCCGTGAAGATGTATTCGCGGCCCACTGGCAAAACGGCACCAAGCAGGGGTATAAGCCGGTTTCTTTGAAACTATCGGCGTCCTTTATTTTAGATCATTTTCAAGGCAAAAGGACCCTGGGCCTGTACCCTTTGCTTTCTGATAACACCTGCTGGCTTATCGCCGGAGATTTTGACAACCACGACGGACAGCGTGATCCGTTGACCGACGTTAAAGAATACTATGCGGTTTGTGAGGTACAGGGTATTCCCTGTTATGTGCTGCGGTCACGATCCGGCAAGGGCTACCATGCCTATGTATTTTTTAAGGCACCAGTGGCGGCGTGGAAGGCCAGGACAGTGGCGCTAGCATTATTAGAAGAGGCACAAGTCATAACTAAGGAAAGCGCGTCTTCATTTGATCGGCTATTCCCTAACCAAAACGCTTTGAGCGGGAAGGGTTACGGCAATCTCATTGCCTTGCCATTCCAGGGGAATGCCGCAAAGGACGGACATACACTGTTACTTGACCCTGGAAGTGACTTTACAGAGCCTTATGCGGATCAGTGGGAATGCCTTCAGGATCTTAAACCCATTGATGAGGCTACCTTAGATAGTTTAATCGACGAGTGGCATTTGGACAGACTCGAGACCATTTCCCATCTACCGGCCATAAGCACTGAAGACAATTACGAGCGCCTTTTTGAGTGTAACTTCATAAAATGGTGCTCTGAGAATCCCGAGAAGGTGCCAGAGCCGTTATGGTATGCACTGCTTTCAAACGTAGTGTGTCTCAGACCTGGCGGCTACTCCATGGCACATGAACTGTCCCGCGGCTATCCTCAGTACACAAGACAAGAGACAGACGAAAAGCTCCACCACGCGCTCGACGGACCCGGACCACATACGTGTACCTATATTCGAGACAATGGTTTCAAGTGTCCAAAGGTATGCAGCGTAATGGCACCGGCGGGGTTGTGGGGCAATAACAGAAACGGGGAACCAGAGAATGTCCATAGAGTTACAGCAACCCTTATCAAAACTTAAAGAGGCTTTCAATAGCTGGCTATATTTGGAAAATGACACGGTCATTGACGTTATCTTCGCGACTCATATCGTTAACCAGGTGTTTGACGGCGATCCTGTCTGGTTGATGATCATAGGTCCGCCAAGCAACAGCAAAACTGAAATTTTACGTGCATTAAGTCAAAACAGGCACGTTTACTCGCTTTCGACCGTGACGAACCACACGTTTCTCAGTGCATATAAGAAAAAGGGTAGTAATGAGGATCATTCGCTCTTGCCAAAGATTACAGGCAAAACACTAATTTTGAAAGACTTTACCTCAATACTTACGATGCACAGAGACACGCGGGGAGAGATCCTTGGCCAGTTACGGGAAATTTACGACGGCTATACCTCACGCAATACCGGCAGCAAGACGCTGACATGGTCCGGCAAACTGGGTCTTATTGCGGCATGTACTGAGGTGTATGACAATTATGCTTCGGTAATAACGACTCTTGGTGATCGGTTTTTGCTTTACCGCAGCCACGTGAAGGACTCAAAGAAGATGGGAGAGCAAGCGATCCGGTTAGTCGGCAGGCTTGATCTAATGCGGAATGAGCTCCAAGAGGCAACAAGTACGTTTCTAGCTCAATTCGAAGATTTTTCCGGCGAGTTGGCGTTTAAGCTCCCCGACGAGATCAGCGAAAAAATCGTATACTTAGCAATGCTGTGCGCTTATGGGCGGTGTCCTGTTGAGCGTGATCGTACAAATAAGGAAATTACCAGCTTTATCCATGCAGAGGGGAGCTCACGGCTGACCATTCAAATGACGCAGCTGGGACAGGCTTTGGCGCTCTTGTACGGCAAGGATACTATTGATGAGGACGTTTACAGCATTCTTGCACTGTTAGCACGCGGGGTATTGCCAGCTCCACGGATGGCCGCGCTCAAACACTTGTTTGAAAATAAGATATTTGAGCATTATGAGGAAACCGAAACCACGCGAGAAGTGGCCGAGGCAATCGGTATGCCGACAAGCACCAGCAGGTACATCCTTGAAGATCTGATGGTAGTTGGCTTGCTAACGGGGAGCAGCGACAAGGGAAAGAGTAACGATCCGTGGAAATGGTGCCTGAATAAAATGGCGTGCAGTTTATTGGCAAAGACGGGTGCGCTGCGATGACACCAAAAGGCAAAAGTGCTTACACACAGTGTTCACGTCTTTCATAGTAAGGCGATATAATATTATGCCCCTGTTTTTTTTTTAAATTAATAATATCAAACAGATATATAAAAGACGTGAACACTGCGTGTAAGCAGTAACGAGAAAGCAAGCTGGTAATTATTGTGGTCGAACTAATCAAAATGACCAAAATTCGAGAGGAGCAAGCATAATGGTTGCTATGAGTACAAGAATGAAAAGCTGGCGGAAACATCCCAAAAAAGAGCGTCCTCAGTGTAGAAAAAGAATCGAGCAGCTAGGCACGGAAGGTTTTACGTTAGAGGATATCGCTAGCGGTTGGAAAGGACCCCATAGCTTTAGTGAGTCGCTACGAATGCAAGCACGTAAAATGCTTTGGGAAGGAAAGTAAGGGTTTATTTGGTGTGCCTGGTATCGGTTCCCCGGCCAGGCGGGTAGGGGCGGGCAAAATTATACTTTGGCAATAGCGTCGTCGATGGCAGCAAACAGTTCGTCGAGTGTTGAAAACTCAGTGGTTGAGTAAGGCTCCGGTTCGGTCCCTCTCAACCAACCCACAGAAACCCCATTTGGATTCTCTGTTATGCGAGCTATTCCGATATGATTTGGGTGTTCTCCACCTTCTTCAGGCAGGCGGGAGTACCACACAGTGAGGATACCTTTGGACTCAGTGGCCCTTACTTCATGGCCTTTGGCGGTGTTCTTTCCGTGATACCGTTTAACTATGTCATCAAACATGCTGGCCTCCTAAGTGATGGGTTGAAAAGTATCCTATCATTTCGCCTTAGGAGTGAGCAAGTATAAATCAAAAATCACAGAGACATTGAAAGCGTAGAACCGAGGTGGTTGCCGTTTTTCTGTCTGACGGTTTCCAACAGCGACAGGATTAAAACATTATGGATTATTATCGCATAGACTCATCAAAAACACCAAAGGCACCAAAGGGCCTGAGCTCCAGGAGTAAAGCTTTTTGGAAAAGGGTTAATGAGGAATACGAGCTTGAAAACCACGCCTTGAGGATCTTAGAGCAGGCGTGCTGGTGTATGGATCGCATTCAAGAGGACCAGGAGACTGTGGCTAACGAGGGTCGGACGTATAACGATCGCTATGGCCAACCACGCTTAAACCCAGCACTTGAAGACGAACGACAACAACGAAATCTACTCATTCGCTTGCTCCGAGAGTTGCGCTTAGAGGACTTCCCGGAGGAATCACGACCACCGAGGTTGAGGTAAAAATGAGAAAGAAACGATCAATGGTAAGAGCAAGGACAGGGCTTGAAATAGCAGATTGGAAACTCCGGTTTCTCTTAGACGGCACAATGCCACAACCACAGGAGATGGGAAACGTGTTTGAGGCATTTTCGTTCATGTTTTCACTACCAAACGAACCATGCACCCGCCACGGAAACACGACTCCGTGGTTTGAGTTATGGCCGGAGATCAAAAACGAAGCGGTCGTCAAGGAATGGCGAAAAACACACGGCAGAGCATTCGCAGAAACAGAGCTCCGTCGTTTTAACATGCGGTAATGGCAGGCCGGGGGTTTTTCGTATCCCTCCCCCGGCACTCCTGGTGGACCGTGCTTCTTTTCACGGTTGCGGAGCACGGTCCATTTAGGGACAGGTCAGCTGGCAGGCCTGTCCCTTTCTTTTGGCATTTAAGCGCTCATGGTGAGCGCTTTTTTATATCAACATTATTAACTTTTAGGAGGTTTTTAACAATGATACGCGAATTAAAACAAGCGAAAAATGGGCTCATCCAAGAAATGCGAGCACTGCTTGCGAAGGCTGAGAGCGAGAGCAGGGATCTCAGCGACGACGAAAAGACTCGTTTTGAGACCCTGAAGGCGGAGGACGCACGCCTTGACGAGCAGATCCAAAGGCAAGAATACCTTGCCGACTCGGAAAAACGCATGCAGGCGGTCCAGGGCGTTGGCGCTGACTCGTTTGAGCAACGTGCCGCCGACTTTCAGATCACCCGCGCGATTGCCGCGCGATTGCAGCCGGGGATTGATGACGGTCTTGAGCGGGAACTGTCTCAGGAACTTGCGCGGAGGTCGCATAAGACGCCGCAGGGTATCCTGGTACCACACGAGGTATTCAGGGAGCGTCGAGCGGTGACAGCTGGCGGGAGTGGTGCGAATTTGGTGCCTGATCCTCACCGTGCTGATCTATACATCGACCTGTTACGGGATAGCCTGCTCATGAAACGCCTGGGTGCTGTGATTTTAGACGGGCTCGTCGGCAACGTCGATATTCCTAAGCTGACAACGGGAGGCACCACCTATTGGGTGGCTGAGTCTGGTGATATTACTGCGGCTGATCATGTGTTCGACACCGTGGGCCTCGAGCCAAAAACTGTGGGGTGTCTGGTTGAATATAGTCGGCGTATGCTCATAAACGCTGTCCCTAGCGTCGAGCAGCTTGTAAGGCGTGACTTTGCTCAGCAAATTGCCGCAGAGATCGACAACCAGACCCTTATTGGCGACGGTGCGTCGAATCGTCCCACCGGTATTAAGAATGACGGTTCTGTCAACAGTGTGAGCTTTGCTGGTGCACCGACATGGGCGGCGGTCCTTGAATTTATCGCCTTGGTTTCAGAGGATTCCGCACTGCAGGGGTCGTTAAATTGGGTCGGCAATCCCTGGGCTAGTAAAGAGATGATGGAGACCACAAAAGAGACCGACGACGCCGCCGGGGGATACATACAAGAAACCCCGACCATGCTGGCCGGTTATCCCTACTATAACAGTAATGCTTTGGACGGTGACCCCAACAGCTCACCTGTCGAAGCCGCTGATCTTATCTTTGGTGACTTTTCTCAAGTCCTTATCGGTTACTGGTCCGGCGTGGACATTTTGGTGAACCCATTCCACTCCGACGTTTTCAAAGCCGGCGACGTCTATATCATCGCCTTGCAAGACGTTGACACGGACCGGCGACACTCTGAGAGCTTTGCAGTCGCTACTGATATGACGGTCTCATAATACGGGGTAAATCATGCAAAACATCGAAACTAGGACGTGCGAGCTTCGCACGTCCAATACTGGCAAGGGTAGCACCTTGTTTGGCTACGCCGCCGTGTTCGGTGTGGAATCTGAGGGACTCCCCGGCTTTACTGAACTAGTAAGGCCGGGGGCCTTCTCCCGAACATTACAAAGTAGCGGTGACGTGCTGGCGCTTTATCAACATGATACAAGGGCCGTATTGGGCAGCACCTATGCAAAGACTTTGAAGGTGCAAGAAGACAGCAAGGGCCTTTACTATGAGGTCAGTATGCCCGACACTACCATTGCACGTGATTTATTGGTGTCTGTCGAGCGTGGAGACATACGCGGTGCTTCGTTCTCATTTGAGGTCGCAGAGGATGGTGACAAGTGGACTGTCCAGGGTGACAAGGTATTGCGAGAATTGCTTGATCTTAACTTATACGACGTGACCATTACGCCGACACCGGCTTACTCAGATACAAGCGTCGCACGTCGAGCATTAGAGCGGATAGTTAAACCAACCATACGGCTTGCATTGGCGAGGCGATACATGGAGACTGTTTAAAATGAATATAAAGCGAGCTATAAAAGAGTGGCTGTTTGCAGAGGAGCGCTCCACAACCCGGCACAGCAGTGATCCCTCTTGGGCCGCGCTGTTTGGTTATACGGACCCAGTTGCAGGTGTGACGGTAAACACCAGTACAGCCGAAGGTATTAGCGCGGTTTATGGGTGCGTCGGTATCATTTCTGAAAGTGTGGCACGGTTGCCACTGCATGTTTACCAGCGTGACGCAGACGCCAGGATACGACAGCGGGATCATTATATCGAGAAACTGTTTAACGGTCGGCCAAATGCACGGTCCACTGCTTTTGAATTGAAAGAGAGCTTGGTGCAACATTTACTTTTACGCGGTAACGGCTATGCGCTCATCAAGGACATGTCTAATGGCGAGGTGATAGCACTGGAATTGCTACACCCGGACTTGATGAGTGTTGAGCTATTGCCAAATGGCCGGTTGAGATACACTTACTCAGACCCCAAAGGCGGATCAACCGTATATTCTCAAGATAACATACTTCATTTACGCGGACGCAGTGACGACGGCATTTTGGGTAAAACACCAATATCGGTAGCGCGGGAGACGCTGGGACTCGCCTTAGCTGAACAGAGACATGGTTCGTACTCTTTCGCCAACGGGACGCGACTTTCTGGCGTTTTGCAGACTGATAAAGTCCTAGGGGATAAAGCATTCGATAACTTGAAAAAGAGTTGGAATGACTCCTATGGTGGTTTGGCCAATACCGGGAATCCGGCAATACTTGAAGGCGGTCTCAAGTGGCAACCGCTGTCAATGAGTTTAGATGATAGCGAGCTTGTCAAAAATAGGCGCTTTTCCTTTGAGGAGGTGGCACGTTTGTTTCGTGTCCCACCAGTGCTGATCGGTGATTTATCGCATGCGAATTACTCCAACAGTGTGGAGCTCATGCGGCATTTCCTGGTGACATGCCTCGGCCCGCATTTAAAGCGGTTTGAGGAAAGTGTCATGAGGTCCCTAATGCCAGATACCGAGCGACGCTTATACTGCGAATTTGAGACGAAGGCACTGCTTCAGAGCGACACTAAGACACGCTTTGAAGCATACAGTTTCGCACTTGACCCTGATAAAGGCTGGATGACTAGAGACGAGGTGAGAAAGGCAGAGAACTTGCCGCCAATGCCGCCACAGCAAGAGTTAAAGGTTTAACCCATAGTAGGGTATGGCTTGACCTGAGATCGTCGATTCTGAGGCGAATATACCGCTTGTTTTGTACACCCGGCAGGGGATTTTCCCTGGTTGGGTTTTTTATTGAGAGCTTTACTATTGAAATACGCAAACAAATATAATACGGTGACCTCCAAAAAGGAGGTGATCTGTATGGCTGGCGGTATCTATTCCGACGAGAGGTGTCCGATATGTGGCAACACATATCAGGATAACTTCAGGAGCGCTTTGGTCTGTCCAAGACACCCAAAGCAAAAGGCAGGCTCGTTTAAGGTTATATTCAAGGGACTCACCAAGCGGTTTAAGAGTTACGATGCAGCATTTCGCTGTCTCACAGGGTGGCGGTTTGAGAGCGACGAGAATAAATTTGACGAGAGAGCATATCGTAAAAACTCCCCGCTGTCCTTTGAGCGGATCGCAGTAGAGTGGCTGCAAGTCAAGAAACGGCAAAACATACAACCAAACACCTATCGTGCTTTAGAGGAACATATCAATAAAGCTGTCCGGGTATGGGGAAACAGAAACATCCTCACGATTCGTCTTAAAGACTTTGACCACTTTCTCAGTCAATTTAACGTATCGCCAAAGAGCAAGGCCAATTACATTCAGACCATGCGGCAATTATGGGGATGGTTATACGATAATGAGGAGATCAAGAAACTCCCGAAATTCCCTAAAGTGCGGTATGAGCTCAGGAGAAAGCCAACAGTAGACAAGAATGCACAATACGCTGTCCTGGATAAACTTAGACAGCTGACTAAAG